TATAATTTTACCTTTTAAACTAGAACCATACCAACGGTCTTCTCTAATATCTACTTCAAAGATGCCTTCAGCTACAATTTCATCAGCAGTTAGTTCTGATAGATTACCAGGAATTGCAAACTTGATAATCTTATCTGCTTCTCGATAACGAAAATAATATCGATGATTTCGACCTGTTTTAGTTATTGAAAAACCTTCTGGAATATTTTCAAGTTCTTTTCTAATCTGTACTTGCATTTTATTCGCTCCTCACTAATTTAAATGTTTAAGGCCCTTAAAAGAGCTCTTTTTCTTAAAATTAAGTTTCGATCCGTCTCTTTCTTTTTCCTCTGTTTTAGTGGGAATAAACTTATGGGAGATTACCTTACCTAGATTTAAAGGCATTGTTTGTGTTAGAGCGTCTCTATAAACTTGCTTCGCTTGAGAACTAGAAGCAGCTTCTCCTGCATCTGAATACTTACCTTCCAAAGCAGCTTTACCTAATGTAGATACATCGTAAAGATCAGCAAGAGCAATATTTCCAATAGGTCCGACTAGAGCAGAAGACATTCTTTGGCGTAACAAACCACGAGTAAAACTCGTTGCAATACCCCATGCGGCTACGCCACTCATAAAGTCTAAATAAGCTTCTAGTGCTTTACCAGGATGCTCTGGAGCATTTTTAATGTCATCTATTTTTTGCTCAAATCTCCCCCATCCATCTTCACCTCTACCATAGTCTGCGAGAATTTCTGTGATACCTCCAATCGCAGGAAATACAGCCCCCAATAAAGCATGAGTCTTAACTATCTGTCCCACATTACCAGACTTCCAAGCAAGAGAATATTCATTCCTAAATAATCTAGCTTGTCTCGTAATATAGGAGTGAAGCATCGTACTCATTCTTGTAAACCAGTTCTTCTGACTATAGAATGAGCGCATTCCTGGGTTCATCAACATAGCTCTTTGATCTACAAAATGATAAACTGCTTTCTCCAGATCATCTTTTGCAAGCTGTCCTCTCTGACTTAGAATCTTCGCAGGATCAATTTTCATCTCTTGAAGTCTAAGCATTGCTAATTTAGATCCAGTCTCAGCATAATCTTGTGCATATCTCTCAGCAACTCTTTTGCCTGTAGCACCCATCCAGGTTATACTAAGACGCCGAACAAAATCGAGGCCGGGAGTATGAACTGCTTTATTGATAATTTGACCCAGTTCTGGATTTCCACTAAGCTTTGATATAAAACCATTCCTAAACTTCATACTATCAGACATTGCTCTAGACAGATCATCTGCAAAAAGACCATATTGAGAGAGCTGATCTTGAGTTTCTTTCAATCCTCCTGATCCTAAAATATCTCCTAATCCTTTAGCCATATCTGTAAAAGGAGTAAAAAGAAGATTCGCAGGCATATTCAAATGCTGTAAAGCTACCATTGGATATACGAACATTCTAGCGTATCTAGAACTTACACTCTCTATGGCTTTGTGCTCTCCTCTAACGGCACCTGTCTTTAACCAAAGATTAGGATACTCTTTATTTAGGCGCGCATCAGATTTTACTTTAGAAAGCATCTCCCCAGTCAAAGGACTATACTTAGTATTATAGTGAACCATTGCTATATGATCCGCGAGAGTCTGAGCGTAATCTTGTCCATGAGAAGCTTCCGCCCAATGCAGAGTTGCCGCTATTCTAGCACTATTTTTCCCATATGCAAACTCCTCTGCCATATTAGCAGCTTTATTATGAATCTCCATCGGCTTCATCGTTGGTCCAGCTTGCCCCATAGCTGGACCACTTTGACCAAATTTCTCTGTTAACTGTTGTACTCCTTGTCTATAAGTACGAAGATACTGTTCATTAAAGAGCTTCCAAAATGCCTGTCCAGCGGGAGATTTAGATGCAACCTTCTCCAGGGAACCAAGAGCTTTAGTCCCAATTTCTTTAACTTCAGCCCCTGCTTTTTGTGCTAACTCCTTACCTGCGGAATCAGCTAGAGCATCTACTAATCCGCCCATTCTTTCCCTTTCTTCGCTAGAAACTGTTCAATCTCATCATCTTTCTGCGCGTGTTTAAAAACATCTGGAGAAGCTTTTCTTAAATTCTGAAGAATCATAAGCTGTTTTTGCGCATTCTTTACCAGCTTTGGATATCTCGATAACTTTCGCTTGAGTATAGCCAGCTCTCTTCCTTCAACCTCTCCCCTAAGCTCTTCTTGCCATTTAGTCTTATCCAGCCAGTTATCCACACGAGTAGAACGAAAAACATTTCCCTCGCTAAAAAGGCGACCAACAAAAGCAAGCTGACGCATGTGAGTAGAGAGGTTTTTAGATTGCTCATCCCAGTCTTTAACAGTTTCATTTGGATTTAGCTCATGTAATTCTTCAGTCAAACGGCGCTTAAAAGTAGTAGGAAGATCGCTACGGAACTGATTAGCCCATAGAAGCGCGTGTTCTGGATTCTCGAACTTGACGAAATTACCGAGTTGTTCTTGTATGGACTCTGTGAACTCATCAGAGTCCATGTCTTTAATTTCCGCGGCGAGTCCGGGTCCAGAGGCTTTGGCTCGGTTAACGAAGTAGTTTATAGTAGAGGTCTTAAATTGTGCAAAGCGTCTTGCTTCAGCTTCTACATTTACTTTCTGTCCCTCGAAGAAAGCATTCATCGCCTCTTGACGAATTGGATTAAGTTTCTTTGGAATCCCTTGTGACTGTTTAATTCCACTCTGTTGTTTTAATGATTCTTGCTCTGACTCAAACAGCGAGTCTGAAACATCCTTCCCTGTTGCCTGCTTAAACTTCTGATCGAATTCTGCGAGCGCTGGATTCTGCTTAACATCATCTTCCACAGACTTTTTGCTCTGTAACTTTGCAAGGTCTGGATTATGAATCGCCGCCTCTGAAGCAGCCTCTGATGTGATCTTATCACGAGCAGTCCTTATTGCAGTTCGCTGAGATTGAGAAAGCTGATTCCAGGCTTTGCCGTATTTCTCTTTGCCCATTTGAGAGAGAGTTACTTTTTCAGCCGTTACAACTTTATTCTTAATCGGGTCAGCCGCCGCAAACTGAGGCTCATGTATTTCATGCGTTAATTCATGTTCCGCTTCATCTGAGATAGCCTCTTGGAAGAGAGTTCCTCCGACTCCAACATTTCTTGAAGTGAATTGCTTGATAAGGAATCGTGAAGGAATAGCAGCACCCTCAAGGGCAGCGCCAAAAGCAGCAAAACTAACAGCGTCCCCAAGTCTATCAGCTTTTCCTTTGTCCTGTAAGAGCGCACCAACATATCCATCAGAAGCCTCCATTAAACGGCGACCAACAAATTGCCCAATCTTAGAAGTGCCTAGTTTAGCTGTTAAAGTCTCACCTGGAACAAGAGCCACGCGAGCAGTTCCAATAGCTTCATAAAGTGGAAGCTGAACTAGATTCTCCCCCACAAAAGTATCCATCTTATCTGTCCAACTTCTAGATGGATGCGCAGCGAGCCAGAATCGAGGGCTATCGTAGATAGCGTTATCCACTTTATCTACTATATGCTTCGCAACATCGGTCTGTTTTTGTACTTGATCTCTGTATTCTTGACCATGAGGAAAGAATTTATCCAGACCTAGAAGCTGTAATTGCTGTACTTTAGAACCAACATTAATACCAGCATAAGTAAGTCCTCTAGTTATAAAGGCAGTCTCAGAACCCATTGAACTTAAGAATCTAGATAGATTTGAGGGTGCGGTATAAAAGTCTTTAGAGCTTATCTTCCCTTTATTCTCTTGAATCCCTCTAATATAGAGGTCTTTATCCGGTACATCATATCCCAAAGCTCTATACCCAGGAGCCACATACTTGTCATAATAGTTCCCTAAAACAGCAGTTCTATGCTCTTCTGGAAGTGATTGAAACCTTTTGTCACCAAGGATTCTATCTGCTCTGGCATAGATAGCAGCCATCCGATCAGTAGGATCAGTAAAAGTATTAGGATCAATAACTCGATGATCTGAAACCTTTTTCCATCGAGCCTCCCTCTCGTCCATGTGATAAGTTGCATTTAATCTCGTGCTCTTTTCTTCAGAGGATTCATGCTTTAGATAAGACTCCGGCATCTCTACCTTATTAAGCTTAAGCAGAGTCGATCCTGCTTCTTTTAAAGAATCTAAAATTCCAGAGCTACTGCTCTGTGTTGTCGTCGGAGACGCCGTAGATATCGGAGTCGTCCTCGTCGGAGTCTGCTGATTGCCCGACAACTTTGGAATTAGATCCAGTATCGGATTTAGTAGTGGACTGCCCATTATTATTCCTAAAAGGGGGTATTACACCCGTATATGTGTAACTTCCATTCGCATTCTTTTTCCAATCAGAAGAATCTGCTCCAGCAGAAGGCCCAGCATCGTTAAGTTTTTTCTGATATTTATCAATAAGATCAGTAGAAGTCTTTAATTGGTCTTCCCAGAATTTAATACTTTGATTATAAGGCTGAAGTCTGGGATCATTCCCTTCAAGTTTTTCTTGCTTTTGAAGTTGATTTCTGAGCTGTTTTTGTTGATTAATATTAACAGAAGCATCAGAGTTCGCTTTCATGGCAAGCTGAAGATTTTTCTGCGTCGCAGCCGTCAACTTATCGCCACTTAATCCTCGTTGACTGATAAGCTGCTCTCGCATCTGAAGAGCATCCATCGTGCGCTGATAATCAGTCTGCGCTTTATACTGAGTCCTTGCCATCGCCTGTTCGCCATTAGTCTTAGCAACAGATATAGCAGTTTGAAATCTCCCAGCAATCTCTTCTTGAGTTTTTTGCTCATTAGCTTGAATTTCAGCTATTTTCCTTTGATTCTCATTCTGCTGTCTAAATTGCTCTCTATCATTCGCAGCTCCTTCTCGTATTACAGTAGGAGCAATCTTCTCGATCGCATCATTTGCAGATTTCTGTTGTGCTTGAGCTAATTGAAGTTGTTGAATCGCCGCTGGATTTGGCTTCATTCCCTGCGGAATCTTATCCATTAATTGCTGACTATAGCTCTTTGCAGCCTGCTTTAAAGCATCATGTTCTGGTCCAGCGTTAGAAGAAGGATCAGTGAAACTAATATCTAGAGCCTTAGCAATCTGCTTCTGTTTCTTTGGATCAGACAAAAGAGCATCTATAATACCTTGATCCTTCTTTACAGCCGCTTGTGCATCTTTATTGTTCGGATCAAGTTTCAGTGCATCCTGCGCCTGTTGGATTCCATCTACAGATTGAAATACTCGCTCTAAATCTACAGAAAGTGCTCTTTGCTGTTCTTGTTGTCTTTTTTGTCCATACTTTCCTACGATATTTGCAGCCGCTGTTAAGATGTTCTGAATACCTTGTCCCTGCCCCTGTTTCTGACTTAGCGGCTGTCTATTATTATACGGCTGCTGCTGATAAGGCTGTACTGGATTCATTGTCAAGCCAGGACTAGTTCCACCAGCCATAGAAGAAGTCGGGACCATAGCCTTCTGCGTAGCTGCTGTGACTGCTGCATCAGCCTGTTGCTTCTGTTGCTGAAGTTGAGCAAGAAGCTGTTCCGCAGTCATCCCTTGTTGCTGTTGAGGCTGCTGAGGCTGTGGAATCATCGTACCTGGAACCATACTAAGGCTACCCATTAGATGCCTCCAAGATTAAGAGATGGATCTTGTGTTTGTAATCCAGTAGGACCAGGAACCATTAAGCCACCGCCACCTCCACCGCCGCCACCTAAACTAGAAACTGCGCCACCAATTCCACCAAGCCCTAACACACTGCCAGCTAAATCACTAACTCCAGATGCAATGTCTCCAAAAATAGCGAGAGGACTAGAGGCCGCATAATTCTGAGCATCCAATCCTTCTACAGATTCTGTCAACCCAAGAAGCTGAGATAGATCATTCTCTTGAAGCTGTTGCTCTTGCAGTCCCTCTTGAGAAGTCTCCTGAGACAGGAGATCAGATTGAGCTATCGCCGCAGTACTAGAGTTACCAGAGACTCCCTCATTTCCTAGAGTAGTTTGCAGTGTAGCCATCTGCTCTGCATTTGAGTTCCCCATAGCTTTATCATAAGCCTGCATATAAGAGCTATCGTTAGAGCCTAGATTACCAATCTCTGAAGAGATAAGAGAACCTACTCCAGAACCAAAGGTAGAATTGAGTCCATTATTTAAATTAGGAACGATAGTTCCAGCTGTCGCACCTGTACCTACTCCAGTTGTAGTAGCAGTAGGAACTGCTGGAGAAGCTGCGCCAGTTGTAGAAAGAGTTCCAGGAGTAGCTGAATTAGCAGTAATCCCTGAGCCATTTCCCGGAGTATACACTGGCGCCGCGCTAAGAGGAGGCTGTCCTGATACTAAACCTCCATTCCCTAATCCTAATGTTCCTGAAGGTGCCCCAACTATAGGAAGCGGCATCGGTCCACCGGCACTATTATTAGGATTCGCTACTCCTGTATTTCCCACGACTGGCTTTCCTTGATTCAGAAAAGTATTATTATTCGTCAAATCAGGAACCATACTTAAGCTAGACATTTTGTGGACTCCGCATCATTAATCTCATTGAGATTCCAGAATTCTGTTTATCACGCTGCTCTTGAGAAGTACGCATAAAGATTAATCCAGGAGCGCCTTCTGTTCCGCCGGTGGCTTGCCATTTTGGGTCGCCATAGAGGATATTATGATATTTTACTTGCCTATCATTTAGATCTAAAGAAATTGCCCCACGCTCCGCAGCAGCGTATCCGACTATATCTTGCCATGTATTAGGTAAGAGAATTGGATCAGTCCCGAAGACTGGAGAAGAGAATTTATTCTCTTTTCTATATCTACAGTACACATAATATGGCATTATCGGAGCAAATGCAAAGTAAATCTGTCCTTGAAAACGTGTCCAGAAGATAGTCTGCCCAGTGATATTAGTGCTTAATTCGATCGAATCTATAGTCTTAAACTTCATCAAAAGTCCAGCATTCTCTCCATTTGATCCCGAGAGAGACACTGGTTGCTGATAATAAATGAAGAAAGAATCAATACACTCAATCTCCAGTCCCGCATCTCCAGGTTGCATAAACAGGTTATAATTATAAGGTCCAGGACTATAAATCGTAAGCTGCACAGTAGGCCCAGTGACCTGAAGAGTAGGAAATTTATAAGTCTCAGAAAGCTCCAAAACACTCTTTCTGATCCACTCATATCCTTGAGTAGTGGAGATGGTTCTCCCTGAGAGATACTCTTGAACATCCGTAAAGACTTGAGCTACTGTAAAAGACATTAATCACCTATAACTGGATAAGAATCTTTCACAGCCAACTGTAGTCCTATTGGCATTAGAGCACCATGATGAGGCTGTGATATCAAAAGATCAGCTCCAAGAGCTATCATATTACGTTCTTGTTCTGTAAATCTAAACCGTACAATAGAAGCTGGAGAGCCATCAGAATATAGAACTCTAGCAACAATAATAGGATAATATTCATCTTGTCCTAGAGCTATAACTTGCTCTACTGCAACTTCTTTTTCTGTCAATACTGGCGATATAGAGTCCATAATTAGAAAATCTCCACAGTCACATTCGCGGCTGGATCAGTACAAGTTAACTGGATGATGTTCACTGTAGGCGCTCCACCAGTTCTGTACACATCGCATGTAGCGTCTTTATCAAGAACTTTGAATCCAACAGGCTGTCTTTGTAGTCCATGATTGATTTTTGCAATTCCCCCAGATGACCACTGATACTGTCCATTTGTCGAGCCATTAGCGCCAATGCGAATGATGACATTATTAACATTATCAGGAGTAAACTTAGAGAAGACACCAGTAGAATCTTTATCTCCAGTGGGCTGGCCATAACTCAAAGCTCCGTTTAAAGTCTCAGCAACACTCTTCAAAACTCTAAGATTCCCTGCTGGAGTCTTTACAGCTTCCATAGATGGATTCACAGGTCGCATCTAGATATTTCCTGCTGGTCTTTGAGTAGAATCCATAGAACCCATCAAAACAATCTTACTAAAGACTAGAAGTGCAGTCTGTATAGAACCTGCTGTAATCGAAGTCTGCACAGAGAGTTGCGGATTCTTTCCTGTATACGGATTAGGAGGATTATTCAAAGGATTAGGAGCTAAGACTACATAATTAAAGTCTGTGTCAAAATCCACATTTACGTTAGAATCTTCGATAGTTTCATATGGAATTCCATTTATCGAGAAAATAGACTCTAAAATCGCAGTTAGAGATTCATGTCCAGCATACCCAACTACAATCGAGTCTATAGTTATATCTCTTGCAATCTTCAATTCCTCCGCTGGAAAGATCATTTCAGTCGCCGGTGCCGTAGGTCCAGTTGGAGTAGTTGTTAAGGTTCCATTTATCGGCAGCCCTAAAATATAAGCCTGAATCCCACTATTCGTCAACGCAGTTATAAAGACACTATTCTGATTTGTTTGAGAAATAGTACCTAGATTAACTCCTATAACCTGAAGTCCAAAACAGGTCATATTCAGAGCAGTCTGAAATCTATACCATTCTTTAGTCTTAACATTTAAGACCCAAATATAGATCAATCCAGATGTATCTACAGCACAAAGAATATAAGAGAGATATACTTCTCCATTAATATAAAGTGGCCCAAGGCCACCAGAGAGAAAATTAGACTTGCAAGTTTGTACTAAGTCTGTGTATATCGCAGAAAGTGCTTTATATCCAACTTCATTTATACCCTCATACCCAAAGGTAAATATACCAGTATCTGCAAAAAATGCTCCAAGAGAGCCATATTGCCCGACTGTATCAGGATAAATCGTACCAATTCCTTTATGTGATGCCCATAAATGATCAAATTGAAACGGCTGGATGCCACTTTGTAGAGCTGTAACTTCAGTAATCCCCTGCCCTCGTAGCACAAATTCAGTAGGACCAGTATTAAATAGCCCTGTAATAACATCTTCTACATCAGGAAGATTATTATAACCAGCGCCAGTAACGACAGTATTGCCAAATTGATCCGTAGTCTGTGGGTTAAACTGTCCATACTGTCCTGTAGGAGCACTCCAGGCGTATTGGAATGGAAAATTAGTAATTGTAAGAGTAGAAGGAGCACCTACAATTTGTGCAGTCGCCGCTGTGATTTCTCCACTAATAGCTGAAACAACATTAACTCCAACTCCTGCCGTAGTAGAAGCTGCTATCCTTAGCTGAATCGTATTTATATTTGTAATTCCAATTACGTTGAGAATCGGAATTTGCTGTGAAGAAAGAGTCTGATTAGTAGTATTTGGACTCCATGAATAAAACGTAACCCAAGTAGTTCCTCCATCTGGGCTATATTGAAATTCTAGATTACTTACGTTTGCGTTATTATTTTGTGGATTACAACTATAAGTCCCCTGAATAGTAACATTAATATTTACATAATCTCCACCAGTGGCTTCACTGGGGAAAGTATTAATAACCGAACTAGTTCCAGTACTCGACCCTCCATTACCAGAAGAAGTTCCAATTCCTGTTACCTGTTGTGTAGGAGTGTATGTGTTAGAAGTAACTCCAGTAATCTGATATACATTCGCAGCGATTAATCGTCCATTAAACTCAGAGAGAAAAGAAGCTCCAAGATAAGTAGTAAGTATATTTCCAGCCAGATTATTATGCTGGAAGATGAAAGGACAACCTGGGAAACTAAAGAAGCAGACTCCATTTATGTTTTTATAAGTTAAAGTATTCGGCTGTACATTCATCCCTAGAGCTGTGCTATATACAGCCGCCGTAGGAATAGCTGCAATCGAATAAATTCCAGTAAGAGATGGAAAATTAGGAATCCCTGTAACGTCTACGTTCTGTGACGGATCAAGTGAAACAACAAAGACTTGACCATTTAAATCACCAAAACCTATAATCAAGCCTGAGCTGAGTTGAGATATAGATCTAAAGAAAGTAGCTAAGAGAGTTCCATTATTTACGATAGCATTTACAGAATTTCTCGTAAGCTGCCCAGGGCCTATATACGGATCAGGAAACGACGAATCAATACCCATGAAAGGATTCTCTCTCCCTCCATAGGTTATTTCTAGAGACTTCGAGTTCTGATCAAACGCAACTAGGCCCATCTAGAAGCCTCTATTTGTTGCCCATTATAAGATAGGCGGTACCTGAACTAATCACAGTAACCGTGATTGGACCTACAAGCCAGTCTAGTTTACCTAGATCAGTAGGATAGAATGCTTGAGTACATCTATAGGTGTAAGTATTACCTAGAGCATCTGTAAAGGTTAAGGTGTCTCCTTCTGTACCTGCATCCTGCCACCAGCCATCTATGATCTTCATCCTACAAGGAGGACCATATTGGCCAGTGGCAGACATGATGATTTGATTTGTCTGCCCTGTCATATAAGCTCCTCTTAGTTATAGTTAAAGCTGCAATTCAGAATTGCGCCATAGAATTTAGAAGTGCCTCCAGCAGGAGTGGTAAGATTGATATTAAGGATAATCTCACCCTCTGTAAGCTGAAGCATCGCTGGAGTCGGTACAAGCACACGAGTAGTAGTTGCTTGACCAGCAGTATTAGTCGCAGTAGGAAGCCCATTCGCAGCAAGTGCGATCAGATTCGTAACTACAGGAGCGCCACTAGCTCCAGAGAGAGGAAATACAGTCTGTGTAAGTCCTAGTGTTGCCGCAGCAAGAGCTACTGCATCAACCTCATAGATTACATCTACTGAATTAATCTGAAGCCCTTTTGGAATAGCTCCTCTAACTGGGCCTAAAATAGTAGGAAGCTTTGCTGTAAGCAGCGGCGGTCGCCCAAGAGTAGAGTCAGGGCTAGAGGTATTCGCAATTGCGGAAGGCCCCGGAATTGGGGGAGGACCAGTCGTACCAAAAGCCTGTTGTCCAAATACAGCAAGCTGTCCTGTTCTAAGCATTTTGCTAATATCTGCAAAATACGTAGATGCTTTAGAAGCGACCTGATTAAGTGTTAGAAGTCCTGCCCCAGCACTAGTTAAAGTGCCAAATCCTGCTACATCTAGAAATTCTGAAGGCCCTACAAAGATTTGTCCATCCGTAAAAACTCCGTCTTGAGTCCAAGTTCCACTAGTTTCACTCATTTAGATCTCCAATGTCGGATTACAGTGCGCCGACCCGCGGTTTCTGGAGCATTTAGTTAACTAAAATATCATCATCCGTATATTGAAAATCTGGATTCCTAAGCTTTTCCACTGGAGCAAGTTCTTCTTTTCCATCTTGTAGAACTTGAGCTATGGCTACTTCTCGATCGCCTATAAGCCTCTTGTCTATGCAATTACAGCATAAGAGCTTTCCTCGCTGCCACTGGAGTTCAGAGTAGATCAAGCTCTTATAATCACATCTCGCACAATAATGCCAAGGCCCTTGACCTAATGCACGGCGACCACGAGGAGTTGCCATATATTTAACCCTTAATTTACCCTAATAGGGCTAGTGGGAGGAGCAGTAACACTAGCCCGTACTAGAGGAGCCCCAAATAAGACCCAGCGGGAGGGACTCAACTTTAAATAGCCTTATTAAGAGGTTTAGCAGCTTGAGCCGAAGCTGAGGCCGCAGGCGGAGTAGTTGCAGCCGAAACAGCCGCAGCGAGGTTAGTATTAGCTGTATTAATCGCAGCTACCTGAGTTTCGATCTGCACTGCCAGAGCCTGCACTTGAGGATCTTCCGAAGAAGAACCAATCTGCGAAGCAAGACTCGAAATCGCAGTCGCAGCACTAGCTACATCAGCAGTCTCAGTAGTAACAGCCGCCGTAAGATCACTCACCGCCTGAGTTAGCGCGGTGAGTCCAGCAGTGGTAGAAGTAGACATTTCTCTAATCTCCTTTGATAATTCTTTTACAGCATCAATTAAGTCTCTAAGTTCATTATCCATTGAGTGCCTCTTTAATTAAGGGGCGTTCGTACCAAAAGAACCCTGCCAACGTGGACAAAACGCTGACATACGCATCCGGGTCTTCTGTTTGATAGCATCCGTATCAAAGTCATCATCAAAGTCTGTAGAAGGCTTTTCTCTATCGAAGACTGTAAGAGAGTGATAACGCTTCTCTGTGAAGAGGAACCACGCGCCACCAGATGTAAGATACGGAACTGCCATGAAGTGATAATCTTCTGCAAGGAGAGAGTTAATCTCATTATCAGAAGTATACGGCTTGCCAGGAGAGCCGAGAATCTCACGAGCGATAAAGATAAGTTCTGGAGGAATTACCAGGTACTTAAATTTAACATTGATCGGAAATCCTTGGTTATCAATCATTCTATTCGCGTAGTTTGTAGCAAGCTGCAAACCTGCAATAGAAAGATCAATATCAGTAGCCGGACGATTGGGATAAGTACCGGCAGCTGATATAACGTTAGAAGCACCTGGAGCAATATTAGTTGCATTGATGCCACCAAGAAGACTATGCTGATTATTAAAGAGAGAGTTTCCATCAAACGTTGTAACATTAGAGGAAAATCCCTGATTAATAATATTCCAAGCCACAACTTCCTGCGTGAACCTCGTAGACCGCGCCAACGCACGAGGCCCCATCTTAATCAAACCGTACTTATCATCATCCCATAGCTCCTTAGAAGTTCTAACTCCCAAGCTATAGGTAAGATGAATCGCACGCTTTGACGCGCCTTGAATCATGTTATTGTAAGCAGTCGAAGTATTCTCCGGCTTCTCCTGCAATGGTCCTAGATCAGCAAACTCTAAGACCTGCTCATACTCTGAATCCGAACTCTCAACATTGAAAAGCTGAGGATAAAGCTTCGCAGTCTGTTCGTACTGCGTCGCGTCATCATAGATTTTCTTCAAGCCCGGAGTCATTAGCTGTGCAAACTGCCCTCTTACTTGACTCATGTTTTCATCCTTTTTAAAAAATTAAAACAATTTATGAGTCTAATCGACTCCGGTTTATACCCACGTCTGTTGAGCACTCTTAATGAATACAAACTGCAAACGTGCATTTACGATAAGCCCATCATCAGGATTAATCCCTACGCATTGAACCACAGTATTAGTGCCAGGGGTGGTCTTTCCAAGATCAACATAGATATAACCATTAGTATCAAAGGTCAATCCATATTGAGTCCCGATAGAAGCTTGAGTGGGTGTGTAATCTGCCGCAACAGAGCCAGCAGAATTATCACACATGGCCTCAAAGATGGTATCTCCATAAGAAACAGCCAACAGAGTCCGTCCATCTGAGAATGGAGTACCAATAGCAATATTAACTCCATTCGGTTGATTTGGAACAGAACCCCAAGTTTGAATAGCCCCCGGAGAGCCAATCTGTCCCCAAGGCTGCGGTGGAGCACCTTTGCCATTAGAAGCAAGATTAGAACCCATAATCAGCGACATACCAAAAATTCCCGCTGAAATTGTAGTTCCATCCCACTTCTGTACGACACCAGATGCAAGTTGTACAGGCACTCCAGCTAGAAATGTCTGTCCTGATTTTTCATTAACGGAAAGAGTTAATTCAGTATTCCCGCTAACCGTCTTCAAGGGGATAGCGGGAACATGCGTTGTTAGATTTGGACCACTCATATTTAAATCTCCCTCTTACTTGACTAGTTTAAAGTTAAATACCAGGTGTATAGACTTCAAGCTTTTTCTCTGCTGTATATTTTTGATAATCCCGAGTACGAGAACCTGCCAAATCTGGATCAGAAACTCCTTCTGGATCAATCGCCTTTCCAGAAGCAATCTCTTGTTCTGCCATCTTCTTGCCAATCTGTTGCGCCGCGGCTGGATTTACCATAGCCATTGCTCGAATGTGATTTCTACGAAGAGCACCAAAATACTTCTCTTTAGTAATCTTCATCGCAACTACATCGTTATATTGATACCAACCATTCTCATTAGGTTTGATGGCGAGAACTAACTCATGCGCAAAGTCTTCTGGCTGAATGAAAGTAAAACCCATCGCTTTCATTGAGCCTAGTCGCTGTGAATTAATTGAAACCCATCTTCCTACATAAGCTGAATCTTTAAGATCCAGAAGCATGGTATCAGGAAGGTCGTGAGTGATAGCTTCAATGGGGATGTTTAAGTCCCATACATCTTTTTCAGTCAACTTGCTATAATCTAATTTTGGAGCTTTCTTCGTCGCAGATGCCAGTCTTACACCTTTACCTTCAACTAAGGCTTTAAGTGTAGCTTCCATCTCTTTAATTCGAGCATCTACATTAACTTCTGGATCAGCAGTCTGTTGAGCTTGCTTCTCTTCTTTAATATGAGCTGCCTTACCGATAGGCTTAAATGCAGTAGATTTAGGCTCTGAATTTAAATTTGACTGAGTATCAGCAACTTGCATCTGTTCAGCTTCAAGATTAAGCATCTTATCAATCTGCTCTTGCGGCAGAATAAGATCAGGAGTCGTCCCGTCCTCTGGAAAATTAGTATGAGGATCAAAATTAGACATAATTCAACTCCTTCGCACTCTTTGCGTAGTCTTCTTCTTTAATACCGAAGACTTTAGCTGCTCGCTTCTGTTCGTCTGTAAGATGAATTACCTCATCTGTCTTATCTTTAGGTGCTCCAGTCCCAGTCCCCGAAGAAGAGATAGAAGAGAGCTTAGACTTAATCTTACCATCCTTAATTTCCTGCTTGAATTTACCTTCTGCTACATAATAGCAGTTACGAATAGATTCTTTATTTGCCCTCTGATCTAAAGGAAGCGTAGAAACAAGCTTTTCTACTTCTTCTTTAACCTTGGGATCAGCCAGATATTGCATTCCCTCTGGATCATCCTCATACATTTCTTTAATCGTAAGCTTTGCTCCAGTATTGATCTGAGCTACGATTAGAGGATTCATAGTACCTTGAAGAAGTTTCCTAGTCGCCGCGGCAGGATCAGTCAAGAACTCTTCTTCAAGCTCCGCATCAGTCTGCTGCTTATTTTCTTGCTGTTTTTTCTTTCCTTCTGCCGTCTTTTTCGCATCTTCAGCGTCCATAAAAGATGCCATTCTATCCAAGATGCCTGTCTTCTCTTTAAACGCCGCTACATCTGTCTTGATAGAGTCAATTTGATCTATCTTATCAAACTTCTCCTTGACCTCTTTTGGCATCTCAAAAGCGTCTTTCTTCTCTTCTATCTTCTTTTCTTCAGGCTTTTTATCCATCCACCACGGCATTTTATTTCTCCTCTCTTTTCATCTGTAACTTGTCTTCTTTCACCAACCACTTACTTAGATCATGCTCCATTCCTAATATTTCATTATATCCACTAATCTCACCTTGCAGCTTACCCTGACTGTATTCATCATTCTTATTGTACGCCAGTCGGTCCAGATTGTTCTGGCGTTGCAACTGTAGGTACTCCACCACCAGTTTGCCCGCCTCCGATTGGAATAGCTCCTTGATTTTGTCCTTGGCCTTGACCATTTTGACCAGGAGCACCTGTATTTCCGTTTGCTCCACTTCCATTAGACAACGCTCCTCTCGCTTTTTTCAAGAAATCTGGCACCGGCACTAATCTATCTACGTCATCTCTTCCAAAGTTCCTCAAGATATGTTTCATCAAGGAATTCTTCGCAGCAAGAACCTCTAAATAATATGCTCCAAGCTCTTTACTAATCCCAGGAGTCACTAGAGACTGGATTATTTGAGCATCTCCAGCATAAAGTCTCTCAAGGGTAGCTGAGAGTAAGATATCGTTCTGTTTTTCAAGTTCTCTATTGACTGAAGCAGTGCTGGCTTTAATTCCAAGTCCCAGTTTTTCGTCCTTATACATCTTAAGAGCTGTGGATAAGACCTCGGCATTGTCACCCAACATCCGCAATTTGGTTGATATGCCAAAATGTGAATAAATATTAAGAATCTTTCTCCCAATACGAACATGGGCGCTTCGCATATCGGACATACGCAGATTGTTTCTATTATTCTGCTGTTGCATAACGGCGGCAGTGCCTTGGGCGCTATAGATACCCCTCTTGGCATTTACAACTCCTCCTCCTGCCCCACCGATAGCAGGATCGACGCCACTTCTTTCTTTAGCGAGGGCTAAAGTGAGCTGCTCATCCTCTACTCCATACTCCAAAGCTCCAGCTCCAAATTGAAGAGGCTCTATTTCTCCCTCATCTGAAGGGATAAGAAGACCTGGAAATAGCTGTACTATGCTAGAGAGCTTGGAATTCTTGTTAACTCGACCAATGCCTGTAGTTGCGAAGTCTTTATTATTCCTGCGCCAGTTATGATTCTTCGATATATCCTGCTGATACGCATTAAGCATCTCAGCAAAGCCATAACCATAATACATATCATCATCATAGGCTAACTTTGAGTCTACAAATGGAGACTCATTCTTTGGATACATATTGAAGATAGTACCAATCGTCTTCTCTAGCTTCTCACTGTAGTAGGAGACTAAGCTATAGTTAACATCTCCAAGGCGATAGCGATACCAGCACTCATATATATCATATTCTCCAGCTTCATCATTATCCCCCTCTGCCCACCAAGCTTTCTTAGAAGATTGAAGCTCCATTGTAAAATCATCAGGACCATAACGAGTAGGGCCTTGGGTTAGAATATCATCAATTAGAGCCGGATCATAGATTTCTGGATGAAGCTTCATCTCTAGAAGCTGCGTCTTAGTCTTTTTTAGAATATGATAGACGAACGGGGCATTATAAAGATTAGGGTATCTTGGGTCGATACCCCAGAGATTGAGAGGTACTGGTTCTGGGTGAGGACCATCTCTTTTCACCAAGTCTGTAAATTTAGTCTGGTCTGCCTGCGTGAGAAAGTTTGAGCCGTATTTCGCAATCGTCTCAGAACCCTCAGCAGAAGCCCCCGGAATAAACACGGGGGCTTTCTCTACGAGATATTCATACGGAATCTTAACGATACCTGTTCCATATCTGATTGTAGAAGAGAACATTGTTTCTTCTACTCTATAAAGATCAAGTTCTGAAGACTCGAAAGCTTGCTTCTCTAGAAAACGCTCTAACTGTTCACGCTGATCATCTGCTTCGCCTTTGTTATAGTCACCGTAGATTTCTGCGACCCACAAAGGACTATTAGCCCAAATTGCCATTACTCTGGATAGAAGCTCGTCACAATGAGTCCCTGCTACTTGTATAACTAGGTTTGCCGCGCCCGGCCACGGAAAAGTAGCCTCCTCCTCCGCAGGAGTTCCGCGATAAATCTTTACCCATTTAGGTAAAAGATCCTCGCGGAGTCCCCTGACTTGGAGTTTAATATGTTCCACGTTATCTTTGATATACTTATGCAACAGAGGCATCTCTGTATCACCAAAGTTAACTTGGAAGATTTGAGGATAGGCCACTTTATTCTACCTTGTTTCCCACTAGAACAGATCCTCCTGAGCTAGCTCCAGTAGTAACTGTAGAAACTGTCTTTGGAGTAGTTTTATCCAAGACCGGAACTGAGGCTGGAATAGCAGTCGAAAGCTCATTCGCCGGAACTGGAACTGGCTCTGGAGGATTAATAGTCTCTTCAACCCAAGCAAGAATCTTAGACTGAAGTTCAGGAACATCCATCAATTTATGACCAAAGATAGATGGAAGCTTGATGATACTAATAGCAAGAATATCAGTTCCATCATATTCATAAATTGCCGAGGCACCATGATCTTGAATCGTACCGCTAGTAGCACTTAGATTTGTGCCTCCAAACTGCTTCCTAGCTGCCGCTTCAAGAAGTTCCATTTTAGCCACGGTAACGCCATCAAGCTTTACGATACCAAGAGGTGTGGTAGTTGCCATTTTAATCTCCTTTTAAATTGCTGCTAAAACTGTAGGGACTGCTTGAGTAACTGGAGTAGGAGCGCTCGAAGCTGGTGCTGGAATAGCGTTCAATGCTGCAATAACAGCGTTAACCCAAGTTTCGATTGTAGCTTGAGTTGGTGTTCCAGTGTGGCCCGATGCGGTCCAATATGCATTGAAATCATTTTCAATAGCAGCCATAACAAGAGCAAGTTTCTGTGCCCCAGTTCCAGACTGTGCTCCTGCTACGATTGAATCCTCTTCGGCTTTTGCTGCTGCATTTACAGTCAAATTATATAAACCTGAGATTCCTGGAAACGCAATCGCCACAGCAGGCTCTAAAGCTTCGGCTACGTCTGTAGCATCTACAAGAACTGTCTTAAGATCTTTAGTAAAGAAAGTCTTAAGTGCTGTCCCAACTTCACTGAGAATTGTTTTAAAACTTGCCATCTTTATCTCCCTTATTTCGTCGTCGTTAAAGTTTCTACTTTTGAACTCGCTGTTGGCGTCTGCTCTGTCGTTGTTGACAGCATTACTTGTGTAGGGCGGCGACTTATATTGCCTAAGTTTGCTCCTATAAATTGAAAAGTATTATGCAACCACACTAGAGGCCAAGAAGCATTCGGAGGAATAGGAGGCATAGAGTCCATGATGCCTGAAAAGACCCAGAACATAATGAGAAGATTTTCTTTACTATCAAAGAATGTTTTTACTGTTCCCATCTTCTTCTTTCTCTTCCTCTAGTCCTTCTTCAATCCTAGGAACTGCCTTCTTTATAAGTCTCTCTTCATCCATCGGTGCAAACTTAGCACCTTGCGCTGGAGGAGTATAATATGTAAATTGTGGTCTAGAATCTTCCATCTTATCTCCTTTAATGCCTGATAAAATTTATAATAATACCACCAACCATAGCTAAAATAGCTCCTACTAAATACCATTTTAGCTTTTTGATCTCGCCTATCGTTGTTTCGATCAAAGCTAACCTCGTTATAATTGAAGGATTATCTTGATCTTGTCCTTCATATATATCCACTCTTAACTTAGCTACTATCCTATGTAATTCTCTTTCAGTATAAATCTTACCATCATCATCCTCTTCTCTAGAGGCTGGTTTTTTAACCATCTCATCTAAACCTCACACTAGGCAGACATACGCATTGCTTTTCTGAATCTTGTCTGTTGGGCTATGACGAGATTTTCTAATTCTTCATCGTCTACGTCATCAAATTTCCAAAC